ATGCTATGGAGGCAAAATCCTATCGTGCCGACCAAACTACACAAAAAACCAGCCGTTTATGGCTGGTTATTCGTCAGTGAAGCATGGGGAACTTTATCTATATTGCAGGGCAATCATCATCTAATGCACGATTGATGAAGAACGTCACTCTGCCCAACACTTCCACCTCTTCCAGAGCGGTTCCTTCTATTGCCTCGCCATCATCCGTGATCAATGACTTACCCATCAATTTTACAAACTGTGTGTGGCCGTCGCACAAAATTAACAATACATCTCCTGGCCTTTTTTTCGTGGCTGGCTCAATGACTGCAAATCCAACATCTGTTTCAAGCACCCTGCTTTCGGCCCCTATGTTGCACAGAATGGATGGAGAAAGTTGGCGTTCGACGTAATCGGTAGCAGGTGATGCAAATCCCATCAGAGGACCCTCCCCATGTTTCTCAGGATCCAGTACCGATTATCACTACCGTCTGTCGTCTTGTCAGCGAAGCCTGGCTGATTGCGCTCTATCCATGCATTGGCGTCGGCTCGGGTGAAGTGCCAGTTAAAACCACGCAACTTTTCTATAAAGCTGTCTGTTCTCAGGTAGCGGTAGCCCTTTGGGTTAAGCTCTATGGCCGCAATAAAGGCGGCTTGAATATCTGAATTTCGGGGCATAATCTGCACTCCCTTTATTACTGTTTTTATATACAGTAGTTTTTAATGGAATGCAGATCAATTTGGGTTCGCCTATTAATTTTTAAGGCTGAATGACTGCTGGCTGCTCTGTCTGTTCCAGAGAAGCTTCAGAAGATCTTGTATTCCAGATGCTATCCTCTGGCATGTCGAGGCGTACGTCGATCCAACTGTTGGCCGGAACATCCATAGGAGCTCCTTTTGTTTTGACGATCTCCCCTTCGTCGCTCAGAATGTATTTCCGCTTAAACAGCCGAATCGTGAGCCCGCCGCTTTCGGTCTGCTCAGCCTCAACAATCCCAAGCTCTCCCATTCCGGCAGGGTCCATTGGTGGCAGTAACTGCCATCCCTCAGATGCAAGGCCTGCCGAACCAGTCAACACATAAACTCCCACATCGAGCCGGGAAATTTTGATCCCTTCAGCTTCGGTGTTCGCCGTACCGCAGCCGCACCAGGTGAAGCCTACTTCGTCAACATCGGTACGCTGGTTCTCGTTCTGAGATTTCACGATTCTGGCCACCGGCGAAGCTGCCTTAAGCGTGCCATCTGATGCCGTAGTGGTGTTCGCCGAGGAATAATAGACGGCCCACGGTGAACTGGGTTAACGTGCCGCGTAGCTCCACCACGTCATTCGACGTTCCTGGGATTTATGCCGGGCGTTATCTGGTACGGGTGCGCGCCATCAATGCCGCAGAAATTTCTTCCGGGTGGGGCTATTCAGAAGAGAAAACGCTGACCGGTAAAGTGGGCAATCCCCCGAAACCGGTCGGCTTCATCGCTTCTGATAATGTGGTTTTCGGTATCGAGCTGAGCTGGGGATTCCCGGCGAACACCGACGACACGCTGAAGACGGAAATTCAGTACAGCCTGACAGGGACGGAAGACGATGCGATGCTGCTGGCAGACGTACCCTATCCGCAGCGCAAGTATCAGCAGATGGGCCTTAAGGCAGGGCAAATTTTCTGGTACCGCGCGCAGCTGGTGGACCGCAGCGGAAACGAGTCAGGGTATACAGACTTTGTGCGCGGGCAGGCCAGCATCGATGTATCCGATATCACAGATGCAATCCTGGAGGACATGAAAGGCTCCGATACGTTCAAAGACCTGATCGAGAACGCGGTGGACAGCAATGAAAAAATTGCTGGCATGGCTGACGACATCAAACAGGCCAACGACGAACTGGCGCAACAGGCGCAGGAAATAGCAAAAAACGCCCAGGAAATCGGTAAGGTTCAGACCAGCGTTACTAACCTGTCGAGCACGGTCGGAGATGTGTCATCCTCTCTTTCAGAGCTTGAGCAGACCGTCGCAACGGCTGATACGGCGCTGGGCCAGCGCATCGATAACATCAGCGTGTCTGTGGACGGCATGGCGGGGGGAGTGAAGAACTCCGCCATCGCGATTATTCAGGGCAACCTGGCGCAGGTGGCCGCGCGCAAAACACTGTCGGCATCGGTCGCCGGTAACAGCGCGCAGCTGGACCGCATTGATGAGGTGATCGTCAACGAGAGGGAGGCAACGGCGCGTTCGCTGCTGAGTTTGCAGACTGACGTGAACGGCAACAAGGCATCCATCAACAGCCTGAACCAGACCTTCTCCGATTACCAGCAGGCCACCGCCACGCAGATAAACGGCATCACGGCGACCGTCAACGGACACACATCAGCCATCACAACCAACGCTCAGGCCATAGCGAACGTTAATGGTGATCTGAAAGCGATGTATAACATCAAGGTTGGCGTCTCCAGTAATGGACAGTATTACGCCGCAGGGATGGGGATCGGCGTCGAGAACACGCCATCCGGCATGCAGTCACAGGTCATCTTCCTGGCTGACCGCTTCGCCGTAACGCACCAGGCCGGAGCCACAGTGACCTTACCGTTCGTTATCCAGAACGGGCAGGTGTTCATCAGAGACGCGCTGATAGGTGATGGCACCATCAGCAACGCCAAGATCGGCAACTACATCCAGTCCAATAACTATGTTGCTGGCTCAGTCGGGTGGAGGCTGGATAAGGGCGGTACGTTTGAGAACTACGGTTCGACAGCTGGTGAGGGGTCCATGAAACAGACAAACCAGACAATCAGCGTGCGGGACTCCAGGAATGTGTTGAGGGTGCAGATCGGGAGAATCACGGGAACATGGTAACGGGAGGCCTCTTACGGGGCCTCTTTTTTTTCAGGAGGACTGGATGGCGGAATATGGTGTTCAGACATGGGACGCCTCAGGCAATGTAAATAACTATGGCGTTAAGCCTGTCAGCGTTTGTGGCTATCTCCAGCTGGCTCAGAACCAGAAAACAGGCTCTTACACCGTAGCGCTTCCACCGGGTTGCAGGCTGACCTATTTTCAGAGCATGAACGGCGATCAGTTTGGAACGAGTCGGAGGAAGATCACCATTTCGGGGGGAACAGCAACAGTGTCAGCAGTAGGCGATACCGACTACTCAGCAGGGACTGAGCCTGCGGCAGCGGCTTATCTCATTTTCCAGATCGAGAGGGCATAAATGGCGGAGTATGGCGTTTTACTGACGACCACGAGCGGGGAAGTATGGGTGACCGCGAACAGCTCGCCAATCGCTCTTCAGGCGCGAAAGACAGCGGCACTTCAGGGCACATCGGGGTTCAATACCAAAGTGACGCACACATTCCCCGCAGGTCAGCCTGTTGTCGCCTTCGTTCATTGCACGGTTGAGGTCGAAATAACTCAGACGATAAGCGGGAACACCATCACGATTGATTTTCTCAGACCGAATGCAACCGGCACAGCGTACGTTTATTTTTTCTCTATTTTCCCGCAGACAAAGCCAGACTACGGGCTGGCCGTGTGGGATGCATCAGGGACGCTGATTTTAACAAACGAAACGCGCACGCTGAGTGATGTAGTCACCCTCGGTACCGCCGGGGTGGATGCCAGCTCAGGATATAACATCAATACAACTCTGGCGGGGAAGTGGGCCTGTATGCCTGCCATGCTGGGGCTAATTACCGGGGTTATATCGGCTGGCGGTCAGCCGCAGCCATACATGGCGATATATAAAAGCATGGCAAAACTTGAGGGAAGCAATACGCGGATATTTGCCAGACCGCAGACAACCCCCGGCGGCAACCTTCAAAACGTCGCGTATTCGAATCTGAGAAATGTGATTATGGCCATCAACTGCGCCAACTATGATTGATCGTTTTGAACGATCAATTTCGAATAATTGATCTACCAAATCAATTATATCCCGTTGATTCATATTGTTATTGTGTAGCTTCATGAATGCCCTGGGATATAAACGCTATGAAAAATATGATTCTTTGCCTGGCGGTAGCGGTATTGCTCTCCGGTTGCGCTGGCGTTATTGAGAAGCAGCAACCCGTATGCACCGGAACAGCCCTGGTCGGCGGACAGGAAAGCAGCGTCCAGATCTACGGAGTCCGTAAACAAAACAATCAGACACACTACCGCGCCGGTTATCCTTTTAACTGGACCTGGGTGAGCGCCAGCACGTTCACCAGCACCACCTGCCAATAACTCATTCTGTCTCAAAACAAACCCCGCTCCGGCGGGGTTTTTTATTACCTGGAGAAAATATGCTTTATAACACTGGAACCATCGCCATCAACGGAAATACCGCCACCGGTACCGGCACGAACTGGACGGCGCCAGCCAGCCAGATTCGGGTTGGCCAGACGTTGTTTGTTCTTTCTAACCCGGTACAGATGTTTCAGATCACGGCCATTAACAGTGCGACGTCACTGACAGTTACGCCTGCCGCGTCTCCGGCGTTGAGCGGCCAGAAGTACGGCATTCTTGTTACTGATAGTCTCTCGGTCGACGGCCTGGCGCAGAGCATGTCCCAGCTCATCAACGAGTATGACGAGAACATCGGCGCCTGGGAGACATTTGCCACCACCTCAGCAAATCAGAACATCACCGTTACCATCAACGGCACTCGTGTAACCATTCCGGCGATCGGTAAACTGGTCCAGAAAGGAAGTAATGGGGCGGTTGGAGTTTCGGACGGTGGGACCGGAGCAACGAATGCCGCTGACGCGCGCACAAACCTCGGTTTGGGAAGTGCCGCAACAGCCGCACTAACCACATCATCAACTGATATGACTCTAGGTCGGGTTCTGAAAGTTGGTGACTTTGGATTAGGCAGAACAAATCTGAATGCGTCTGACGCCACTTTAAATGCAAATGAC